AAGGCGTGAGGCAATCTCTAACTGCTCTCTCTGGTTAAACAAGAAGCGATTGACGGCTGCTTGTGCTAGGTCAGGGTCACCTGCTGCATTGGCTGCGTCAGCCCCTACAACAACGGCTGGTGCCTTTGAGAAAAGAGCAGCGATGAAACCCTCAACATAAGAAAAACAATCAGCAGTCTCAACCCTAATCATTTGGTCTGATGTGCTTTCTCCTTCCCAAAACCTATTCTCATAGGCATTCTTGTAGCGTTTTAGTTCTCCCATTTGTGCTTCCCAATGGGACTTATGGTCCGTCAGCACAATCCGCAACAGGGAGATAATGTCTTTGTTAGTTCTAGGCATAAAATTATTCCTTCTCTACTTTATGAGGAAAGGTCAAGTGCAATCTTTCTCTGCCGTGTTCTTTAATGCAGTCAATGCAAAAGCCCTCATCTTCATTTAATTTATCTTTCTTATAATAGCCAGTGTCCTCTGGTTTAGAGGCTCGGCACTTAACACAGCGAAGAAACCCGTCAGGATTAACCAGACGAAGCGATGCTCCGAAGTGTGCTACAAGCCGATGAGGCTTGCTCTCTTTTATTTCTTCCATAGTAATCTCCTTTAATAGCGTCTATGTTTTACTGGTGCAACACCAGCGTTTTGCAAATAGCGTTGCGTTCGTTTTTGTTTTATAAAATCAGGTAGGTAAGTTGTCTTGGGTAATTTAACATTACCTATGCAGACACCACATAGAGCCATCGCCACTGCGTTGTCTCCGTGTGATTGTAGGTTGTCTGGGATTTGGATGTGTCCTTTCTCATTTACTTGCAGAGACCTTATCTCTCCAAAGGTTATGTTGTCTATGTTCCAGATGTAGCCTTCTCGGATTAAAGTTTTTAGTTTCTCAAACATCATTGTTTTTGATTTCAGTGTAGTGGTCCAGTCCTTGCCGTCTTCGGTAAGCCAGAACCTACGGAAGCCTAGATGTTTAAGTTCGTTAAGAACCACATTACCATAGTTGTTACTTTCTATTAGGGCTAGGGCATCATTGTAGTTTGCACTAACATCAAAGATAATCTCTGCTAGACTTACAGGATTAACCTTATTGCTACGATAGATTAACACAGGCTGGTAAGTCTTTTTAGAAATAACAAAGATTACAGAATAATCTCTATTCACACCTGCTGCAACATCAACACCAATAGCATAGCGGTCATCTGGGTGTGGCTCATCTAACACAACGAAGTCTTGCGTTGGGACTTTAATAACTTCTACATTCTGTAAGTCATTCTGTGTGAAGTAGGAATTACCTATCTGCTTGTAGGCATCTTCCAGTGTCTCTGGAAATTCTCTACTAAACTTATCAAGACCTATCTTTTTAATCTGACTACGACGCCACCATAGTTGCTGGTCGTTTAGGTCCCATCTCTTTGATAGTTCTATCTCGTGTTCTGTCTTCTCAAAGTTGTTGCGTTTAGGAATTGGTAGGCGGTAGGTTTTGTGTTGGAACCAAGGAAAGAATAAATAATTCCAGTCTGCTAGTTCTCTCTGCACCTTCATTACTTCTTGATGCATAGCATCGTTGTAGTAGTTGGCTGTGCTTTCCATTACAAGTTGTCCGTCATTCAGTGCAGCAATAGCGGTTGCTTTTAATTCCTCTGGATTATCTGCGAATGCAAATTCACTTATGTGTAGTTTGCTTACAGAGAATGAACGAAGACCACCTCTGTCCTGTGATGATGCCGCTACTATTCCTGACCCACTATCTTTAAATCTAAATTCTGTGGTGTTGTCTATTGCTAGTTTCTTCTGTAATGCTATGGGTAGGTTGTGGTAGAAAGTCTTGTGGATTTCTAATAGATGTTTAGACGATGCTAGTTTGTGTGATAGGATTGCATAGGTCTGTGGGTCTTCTGAAACATAGGCACACCAAAAGAAGTAAGCACAGACGATTGTTGATGAACCTATCTGTCTTGGCTTTAAGATTAGTGTGCTGTCCCCTGCGTGTAGTGCTTCTACAATTTTGATTTGTTCTTCGGTAGGTTTAAGATAAATAAGTTTTCCTTTCTTATTTACAATCTTTAATCTGCTGATGAATTGTAGGGGGTCATTAAACAACTTATGTAATTTCTTATCACGCTGCATTGCTTATCTCCTATCTTGCTTTCTTCACCCACGCATCTAGTTCTCGTAGATGTTTCTTTTCTTTTGGATTGTCTTCTAGTTCTCCTCGTTCTCTCTTCTCCTTGTCTATCTTTATCAGATGGTCTAGGAATGACTGGATGTCCCTACCAGAGAATGTCTCTGTCTTTTCCTTTTGCTTTAATTCTACACAGGCTAGGTCTAGACAAGCCCAGATGAAATCTTCTATGTTTCTGTTCTCTACTGCTTTACGCATTACATTACGGGGTAGTGCTTTACGAGCCATAATAAATCTCCTTTGATTAGTTAAGTTGTCTCACTATGTAGAGAAAGTCAAGCATTATTTTTTTATCTTATCTCGGACTAACGACACAACGACAAAAGCCCCAAGCAATTAAGCAAGGGGCTAGTGTGTGTTATTGTCTAGGCTAGGCTAGGTCATAGGACCAGATGCTAGTGCCTCTATCGTTTCCATAAGGTGCAACATCATTGCCTTCATAGACCCCATCTACAATTGCCTCTCTGTCTCTATGTGTGAGGATGTGCTTGTGGAACCAACCAGATGTGAATGCAAGTTCTGTGCTTTGCATCCGTAGCACATCTTCTGCAACAGCAAGGGGACAGGCTAAATCTTCTAGAAGAATTCTATGCACTTCGGTCTCGCAAGCAGCAAAGTCTTTACCAACATAATCCTCAAACCATTGTCTGGTTTTTCTAATGCTCCATTTCCAATCTATTTCCAATCTACCTTTGGGTCCTTCATCTGCAACACTGACGCCATTAACAAACTTGGTGATGGTAAGTCGTGGTGATAATGCATTTAAATTGTTTATCATTTCCATTGGGTCCATAGCACCTGCGCCGTTCTCCACTGCATCGGCTGATGCTTTGACGGAAGCGTCATAGATGTTCTTGTCTGCTGAATAGGCATCACGCAGAAATTCATCCCATTGGTGGTCCAGCCATTGATAGAGGTGGTAGGTGTGTTTGGCGTGGCGTGGCTCAAAGTTCTCTTGGCTCTTATCAAAGAGGTCCTGATGCTTTGCTCTCCAAGCGGCTGTAAGTTTTTGTGAAAAGTCCCGCACCAATTGGTCGTGGTTCTTTTCTGCCTGCTTTTGCTCCCAGTCTTCCTGACTATAAAAGTAAGCCGCCAAATTATCTACACGCCAGTGGTCCTTATAGGTGGGGTGCAATAAGACAATCCATTTCTTACCAGTGGCTGGGTCCATCATTGTAATAGAATTAAATTTACAATTGTCCCGAGCAGTGTTCGTCACAAAGTTAGTGACGACAGAACTGCTAGGATTGTGTCTTTGATTGGGATGTGCCTTGTTCCACCAATCACTTCTGGTCTTTCGGTCTTTCTTTCCCAAACATAGTTCGGTAATAATGCATAAGGCAAACGGCTTTGATGAACCATAGCCTTGCTGCTCCGAATAATGCACTAGGTCGCCCACATTAAGATTAGACTGGATAATGTGGTTCCAGTTTCTGTGTAAGTTTTTCATTTTTATCTCCTATAATTTGATTAATGAAATGATGCACCGCCAAGTGCATCTACTAATAAGTAGTTCGTAATAAAGTTTTTTACCTAATTAAAGGAAACTTTTTCTCCCTACTATTATAATGTAACACGCTGCGTAACAAAAGTCAAGCAGAAAGTGTAAGTTTTTTTAAATTAATTTCAGCGCTGTGGTCTGGACGGGAAGTCTAACCCGTGAGCCTTTGCTGGTAGTAATCCACAATAGCCCACAGGAGAGCGTCAGTGCCTCTACAAGGTCTCCGAATAGAGCCAGAGGGGGATTAGCCCAGTGCAATTTATCAGCGTCTTCACGGGGCTGTGGGAGCCTGTTAATTAAATGTGTGAAAGGTGCTGGGGTTTCGTCAGTGAATAGGTTCATAATTTCTCCTTAATGTTTTTATCCTACTATTATAGTTTAACACATTCGGGAGGGTTATGCAAGTCTTTTCTGTAAAAAAAGGAAAGAAAGTTTCCTAACAATGTTCGGCAGAGAATGCTGGCGC